GATACTAACGTAGACGCAATCCTTAACACACGTGCTTCCAACTACGGCAGCTTTCTTGGACTGGCGCAGGTTACGCAGCGCCTCAAGGCAGTGGCTCATCAGTTTGCTGGGCAGAACAACAAGACCTTTGATGCCGACCAAGCCGAAGCACTGGACATGATATTCAGCAAGATTGCGCGTATCCTAAACGGCGACCCAAACCACCTAGATAGCTGGACCGATATAGCTGGCTATGCTACGTTAGTGGCTGACCGTTTAGAAGGGAAAATCAGATAGCATGACAGCGTGGTCCTACAGCAGCATCAAGACTTTCGAGCAATGTCCGAAGAAGTATTTCCACCTCAAGGTTGTGAAGGACGTCAAGGACGAGCCGGGGGAAGCCGCTGATTACGGGACCGCTGTGCATTTAGCTGCCGAAGAGTTCATCCGAGATGGCAAGCCTGTCCCCGATAAGTTTGCGTACATGCGACCTATTGTGGAACGGCTTGCCGATTTCTCCGGTGAGAAGCGTACCGAGATGAAGGTGGGTATCCGGAAGACGGACACTGGCTATGAGCCTACTACCTTCTTTGCCAAGGACGTATGGTATCGCGGCATCATCGACTTGCTGATTATCAACGGTGAAAAGGCCCACCTACTCGACTACAAGACGGGTAAGAACGCCAAGTACGCCGACATGAAGCAGCTCGACCTGATGGCAGGTGCTATCTTCGTACACTATCCGCAGGTGCAGGAGATTAAATCCGGTCTGCTATATGTCGTATCAAATGAATTTCCTAAGAAAGTACACGTAAGAGAGAACATGGATCAGTATCTTTCCGTGTTTGATACGCAGCTTGAGAACCTTAACGATGCGCTCGAAAATGGCGTGTTCAACCCGAAGTCTGGCCCTTTATGCGGCTGGTGTCCTGTGGTCGAGTGCGCACATTGGAGACCAAAGAGGAATAGATAATGAGCAAACATGGATTTAAATTACTGAGCCGCGAGGAAATCAGGCAGCTACCCATCGGCGCTACTGAGCGCGAACCATATGGTGCATATATCACGAAAGACGGTGAGGAGGTTCTGTTCGACCGAGGCTACAGCCCCATGCTACGCCGCGACAAAGACAAGACCAACGTACGCAAAGCATCTGGTTGGATTGACCACGTAGCGCAGGTGTGGTTCTATGAGGACGCAAATAGCCCACGGGGGCCGCGCCGTTTAAAGCGCACTAAGGATACCATTAGCCGCTGCGATATGGTATTAGGGGCGTTCAATGCGGGGGAGTCAATCGCCCCTTATGTATGGAGCGGGAACAAAAATGCCGTACAAGAATAAAGCCGACCGTAAATATACAGGTGCTGCTGCAGCATATGGAGCGCAGCCGGAGCAGAAGAAGAACCGCGCTGCGCGTAACGCTGCCCGTGCCAAGCTGATGAAGGCCGGTAAAGTCAAGAAGGGTGATGGCAAGGATGTCGCTCATAAGGTCGCCTTCGACAAAGGCGGTTCGAACAAGGGCGGTGTGCGCGTAGAGAGCGCGTCAACGAATAGGTCGTTTAAACGCGACAGCAAACGCAACCTTGTATCCGAGGTCAGCAAGCGGGAGCGCAAAAAGCGTGGAGATAGTTGAGAACAAAGCGCTGCTCATTGAGACAGCGGAACCCAACCTGATTACCGACAGCATAAAAAAGAGCGCGGTAGTTTCAACCAACGGGAGCAAATACAAAGTGCTAGTTAGATGGGGGCTAGAGGAAGCCCAGACCCTTGCCACGCTTGAGCATAAGGGCATACCCTCACCGATATTGCGGGACTACGCATGGACTGGGAAGCTCACTCCGTTTGAGCACCAGAAAACAACAGCGTCCTTCTTGACATTATACGACCGCGCCTTCTGCTTCAACGAGCAGGGTACAGGTAAGACAGCGTCAGTCATCTGGGCAGCAGACTATCTGATGAAGCGCAACGAGATTAATCGTGTGCTGGTGCTGTGCCCCTTGTCAATTATGAAGTCAGCATGGCAGCAGGACTTGTTCAAGTTCGCTATGCACCGCTCGTGCGGCGTGGCACATGGTGACGCTAAGACCCGCAAGAAAGTTGTCGCCGCTGGCGCAGAGTTCGTCATCGTTAACTTTGATGGGCTGGCTATCATCAAGGACGACATCATCAATGGCGGGTTCGACCTTATCGTGGTGGACGAAGCGAACGCATATAAGAATGTGCAGACCAACCGCTGGAAGATACTGAACGAGATTGTCAAGGCAACTACACCCCGACTGTGGATGCTTACTGGTACGCCAGCAGCACAATCACCGTTAGACGCCTACGGGCTGGCCAAGCTAGTTAACCCGCGCAACTGCCCCAATTACTACAGCCACTTCCGTGCCGAGACGATGTATCCGGTGACGAAGTTTAAGTGGGCACCTAAGCCCGGGTCGGATGCTTATGTGCATAAGATGCTACAGCCAGCAATTCGGTTCGAGAAGAAAGATTGCCTCGACCTGCCGGATGTAACTTATCTGGACCGCGAAGCGCCGCTCACCGTGCAGCAAGCCAAATATTACAAGCAGCTTAAGACCGAGATGCTGCTTGAGGCAGCGGGTGAAGAGGTCAGCGCAGTGAACGCAGCGGTTAAGATTAACAAGCTACTCCAGATAAGCGGAGGTGCGGTGTATTCGGACACTGGCGAGGTCATAGAGTTCGATGTGTCCACCCGCTTGAACGCTGTGTTGGAAGTCATATCCGAGGCTACGAGCAAGGTGCTGGTCTTTGTGCCGTTCACGCACACTATCGAGTTGCTAAAGGCCAAGCTGGAGAAGGAAGGCATCACGTGCGATGTCATCAACGGCAAGGTTCCGGTCAATAAGCGCACCGACATCGTCACCGAGTTCCAGACCAAGAAGAACCCCCATGTGCTGCTCATCCAGCCACAGGCTGCATCGCACGGGCTTACGCTTACGGCAGCAGACACAATCATCTGGTACGCCCCAGTGACATCGGTGGAAACTTATCTACAGGCGGTTATACTCGATGTTGCGTGGCAACATCAACAATCACGAGCGTATCATAGATTTATACAGGGATGTGTTAAGTAACCCTTGACACTGTATAGTAAGTGGTCCATAGCAGAGGGCCAACCATAAGGAGCAAAACATGGAAGAAGAAGTAATCCCAGCTGATAAGCTGGTAGCAGTTTATCGTCGCATCCGTTCAGCTATCGAAGACCTTGAAGCAGCCCATGCAAAAGAGGTCGAGGTCCTAAAGGGCAAGCTTGAGATGGTATCCGACAAGCTACTCAAGATATGCAATGACCAGAACCTAGACAGCCTCCGCACTGCGGAAGGCACCGTGACACGGCGGGTTAAATCCCGTTACTGGACCACGGACTGGTCTACCATGTACAATTTCATCAAGGAACACGACGCCCCGTTTCTCTTAGAGCAGCGTATCCACAACGGGAATATGAAGCAGTTCCTCGAAGAAAACCCCGAACAGCATCCTGCTGGCTTACAGATTGATAGCAAGTACGCTATCACTGTGCGTAAACCTACAACCAAGTGAGAGATACAATGAGCAATATCACAATTTTTGAAGACCAAAGCAGCCTACCCACCGTCAAACGCGAGTCGCGGCTGGCGGACAAAATCGGTTCTGGCGCAAGCCTACGCCGCATTGCCACCAATACCAACGGCACCTTTAAGCGTGTCGTCAACGGTGAGCAGATTGGTAAGGCCGTACCGCATGAGATTAACATCATCGTCGTTGACATGCTCAAGGACGTGTCCCGTGAGTTTTATGCGTCTGACTACGACCCAGAGGGTAAGGCTTCATTGCCTGATTGCTGGTCTGCTGATGGCCGCACTCCAGATGCTAAGGCTCCTAATCGTCAGGGTTCCGGCTGCGCCACATGCAGTATGAACATCGACGGTTCTGGTGCCAAGGGCCGTGGTAAGGCTTGCCGCTTCAAGCGCCGCATCGCGGTGTTGGTTGAGGGTGACCCAACTGGTGACATCTACCAGATGAGCTTTGCTGCTAAGTCGCTATTCGGTAAGGGTGTCGGCAACGAGCATCCGTTCGAGAGCTACTGCAACTACCTTAAGGCCAACGGCGAAGCACCGGACACGGTGGTGACCAAGGTTATGTATGACCTCGACGCTGACACGCTGACCCTTAAGTTCAAGGCAGTGCGCCATCTGACACAGGACGAAGCCGACCTCGTTGATGCTGCCTTTGCCAGCGGCGAAGCCCAGCGTTACATCCAGCTTACGACATCCGAAGTTGATGGTGCCAAGGCGCAGCCAGTAAAGGCTATCGAAGCTCCTAAGGCTACGTTGTTTGACGAGCCGGAAGAGGAAGAAGCAGCGGAGCCGGTAAAGCGCGTCTCTAAGAAACCTGCTGTTGTCGATGCTCCCGTAGAAGACAAAGGTCTCTCGGACTTGCTCGGCGAGTGGGCGGAGGACTGAGGCATGTCGCAAGGCTACACAATCAAAGTAGCTGATGCCATCAGGAACGCTGACTGTAACTTACTAGGTGTAAAACTTGGGCGTGTTTGCTTGGACCGGGATATCTCGGTCCAAGAGGCCGCTCGTACCCTAGGGGTTACCCGTCAGACGATATACCAGTGGTTCTGCGGAGAGACTAATCCACATGCGCAGCATCTTGATAGGATGCTAACGTGGCTGGACGACCTCGGCGAGACTACTAAGTCTTGATTTTCAGCAAAAGATATCAACCTGCAGGTGTTTCCTGCGATAGTGGACTATACAATGAATCACGTAGACCTTTTGAGTATCGTGCAGCCAGCTGATGGCTGGTTTGCCGTACTCGGTATCAAGGGTGAACGTGACGTAAGGCAGAAACTTGTAGCTACTAGGGAAGAGGTAGACACGCTTACAGAGAAGTATGTTGCGGAAGGTCGCAACGTATTCTTCGGTGTCGCCAAATATGAGACGGGGCAAAACAGGCAAAAGGAGAACGTCAAAGCTCTCCGTTCGTTCTGGGTGGATATTGACTGCGGCCCTACAAAGGCTGTGGTCAGCGAGAAGACAGGGAGGCCAGACGGTTACATCGACCAAGACGCAGGGATAGCCGCACTTCGGCAGTTCTGCAAAACGGTTGGGTTACCAAAGCCGCTCGTCGTTAATTCGGGACGCGGTATACACGCATACTGGCCACTGACCCAAGACATAACCCGCCAAGAGTGGGAACCCGTAGCTAATAGGCTTTCCGCACTATGCGTTACGCACAACTTTTATGTAGACCCAGCAGTGTTCGAGGTAGCGCGCATCCTGCGTATACCGGGCACATTCAATTTTAAGGATGACCCACCCAAGCAGGTGACGGTGATTTCTGACGCTGCTCCGGTAGAGTTCGAAGAGTTCCGTACGGCTCTTGGGGTTGAAGCTCCGCGTGAGATGGTTGTGCCTGAGCGGCGCAAGAGCAACATCGCCGAGAAGCTACAGGATAATAACATATCCCGTTTCTCCAAGATAATGCGGCGCAGCGTGAAGGGTGACGGCTGTCAGCAGTTGCTATCCGCCTACGAGGAACGAGCTTCGCTAACGGAAGTCCGGTGGTTTGACGCGTTGTCAATCGCCAAGTTCTGTGTGGATAGGGACACTGCGATACAGAAGATGTCCCACGGGCATCCGGATTACGACCCAGTTCGGGCGTTGGAGAAGACCAAGCACATCACGGGGCCACATAACTGTGCGACCTTTGAGCGCAATAATCCCGGGGGCTGTTATGGCTGTCCCTACTTGGGTAAGGTTAAGAACCCCATCGTGTTGGGCAGGGAAGTAGCGGAGACCGAGACAGAGGACGGAAACTATGTCGTCCCTGACACGGGTGAAGACGATGTGCCCATCGACTACCGTATACCCGAATATCCGTTTCCGTTCACACGGGGCAAGAAGGGCGGCATCTACATAAAGCCCGAAAAAGACGAGGAGGTGGCTACTCTCGTCTATGAGCACGACCTATATCTCGTGAAGACGATGACTGACCCCAAAGAGGGCGACGTCTTAGTCATGCGGCTGCACCTACCGAAAGAAGGTGTGCGCGAGTTCATCATCACGCAGAAACAAGCGGTCGGGGATGGGTCAGAGCTTCGCAAGGTGCTGGCGAGTAAGGGCGTAGCTGCCACCGAAAAGCAGTTCAAGCAGCTCATCTTATTCATAACCATGTCGCTCAAGGCGATACAATATAAAAGGAAAGCAGA